TACGGAGTGCTGTTTGAGATCATGAACGATCCAGCATCCCCAGCGAAGGACAGACTGGTTGCAGCGAGGGATTTGCTCGACCGCGCCGGGTACAAGCCAACTGACAAGGTTGTCACGGACATAACCACAGAGGGAACGTTAAACATTGTGTTTGACAGTGGTATGGGATGACAACGATTCGCATACCGTACAAACCCCAGCCGAGACAGATTAAGTATCACAAAGCACAGGGGATAGACGAGCTGCTATATGGCGGTGCTGCTGGTGGTGGCAAGTCAGAGGCGACGATATGGGACGCGCTCAAGTATGCACTGCAGTATCCTAACAGCCGACAGGTGATATTCCGGCGTACATTCCCAGACTTGCAGCGGTCAATCATTATGAGGACGTTGCAGGTGTACCCCAAAGAGTTGGGCAAATACAACCAGTCAAAGCATGAGTGGGGATTCGTGAACGGTTCGGTGATCGAGCTGGCCTATTGGGACAATGATTCGAACTACATGAACTACCAAGGCGCGGAGTATGACGTGATCCGGTGGGAAGAGTTAACACAGTTTGAGGAACGATGGTATACCTATATGCTGTCACGGCTCAGGGGAAGCAAGCCATATCCTAGAGCGGTGAAAAGCACAACCAACCCAGGGGGCGTAGGTCACTCATGGGTTAAGCGTCGCTTCATCGATGTGGGGCCGCCTGAGATCGTGCATGACATGCAGGAGCATGACGATGACGGCAATGTACTTCACTGGCCTGAGGGTACGCCGCAGGCTGGACAGCCAATCATGCGTAAGCGTATCTTCATCCCGGCAAACGTTTTTGACAATCAGGAACTGATCAAGAACGATCCCGGCTATGTAGCTAGGCTTATGTCATTGCCGGACGCAGAGCGCAAGCAGCTGCTGGAAGGGGATTGGGACACATTCGCAGGCCAATACTTCGGTGACTTTAGCCGGGCGGTGCATGTGGTGGAGCCATTCGAGATCCCGGCTGATTGGAAGAGATACAGGACGATGGACGAGGGCTACAATGACCCGTTTGTGTGCATCTGGATAGCCGTGGATCCCAAGTCGGGCGATGCCGTCATATACCGCGAGTTGGCGAAGTCGAAGCTGATTACAAGCGAGCAGATCAAGGCGGTGCGCAACATGTCGCCAGTCAGTGAGCAGTACGTCTATAACGTTGCGGATACATCATTTTGGAACAAGTCCAGGGTGGAGAACGTCACGCCAGCGGACATATTCGCAAGGATGGGAATCACACTTCGTCAGGCGAAGAAAGAGCGTGTGAACGGCTGGAAGCGAATGAGGGAGTGGTTACACCCCCATGACGCCATAGACGGCGCGACAGGCAAGATATACAAGCACAGCAAGCTTAAGATATTCAACACGTGCCTGAAGACCATTGAGGCGATCCCATCCATGGTGCATGACGATACGCACCCGGAGGACGTGGCAGAGCATGCGCTTGATCATATACCCGATGCCATTAGGTATTGGTGCATGTCTATGGCAATGCCGTTCCCGTTGAAGGATTTGCGAGAAGAGAAGCGCAGCAGGGTGGAGAGATTCGACGAGGATGACGAGGATGAAAAGACAACAAGTACATTCTGGTGAGGTGAGAGGGATGGGGTACGGACAAGGGATTCAGTTGGTTAGCAACAGCGGAGGCATGGAAGTGAAGGTGGAATACGACAAAGAGAAGTTATTTGAATGGTTCAGAGAGTTCGTGAAGGTGAATCGGTGGGAGGAAGCGTTCGCCGCAGAAGGAATGGATGCATTTGGATACGGTGCATTCGCTACGTTCCTTCGGCTGCAATTTCCATATCTGCAAGAGAATGCACTCGACCTGTACGCAACAATGGTTAACCTCACCTCAGAGTGCGGAAAGTATCGTTACAACGAAAGAGGAGTAGGTGTCAAGCGCCTGTACCTCAAGCCTGTCTTAGAGGTGGGGTGAGAGGATGGAACCATTGCACATTGTGCTGATCATTGCGGTGATCGGCCAGACCTACGCAGCCGTGGTCAACTGGCGGCAGCAGCGCACCATTGAGCGCCTGACCGACAAGCTCATGGCTAAGGACTACAACGAGTACAAACGGCATGAACGCCAGGTAGAGCGCAAGGAAGAGCCAAAGCGCAAGCCCTTGAGTTATTACGATGACGGGCCGCTGGACACAGACGAGGTTAACTAGGGGGTGAGAGAGTGGCACTGCTAGAGAAGGCCAAGGAGAAGTTAGCCGGGGTGTTCGGTAGTGACGGAGAGGAAGTCAAAGAGCCGATCAACACGCCAGAGCAGCAGAAGATTGTTGCCATGGCGAAGAACGACTATGAACACTTCAAAGCCGAGCGCCAGCGGCACGAAGCCATTTGGAAGCAAGAGCAGCGGTTTTACAAGGGTGATCACTGGTATGGGCTGCGACCGGATGACGTAAGCCAGCAGCGTCCTAACAGCGTGGATAACGTGGCGTTCAGTCAGATTGAGAGCATCACGTCAAAGCTCTGCTCGTGGATGCCTTATCCTGAATTCGAGCCGCAGGAGCCTAATGATGACGAGAAGGCTGCGACCCTCAACGCTTACATGCCGTATGAGCTCAAGCAAATACGGTTCCAGCAGAAGCACATCCGAGCGGTACGCAGGATGGTCATTCACGGCCCGTTGATCTACAAGGTTATCTATGACCCAACGGTTGAGGGTGGCAGCGGTCAGTTCCGGTTCATCGGGCAAAATGACATTATACCGGTTGACCTGGGTACATTCTTCCCTGATCCACGCATCAGAGATTTTATCGAGCTTCAAAAAGGCTCAGCGCATATGTTCCACTTTAGGAAGCCGCTGGAGTACTTTAGGCAAAAGTGGCCGAAGCAAGGTAAAAAGGTGCAGCCGGACATGGAGGACAGCGATGTCAATATCCACGACACTGACGATTATTCGATGCGTAACTTCAACGCAGACCGAACACCGGGTGATGGTTCGAGCGAGGTCAAGACGGCTGGGCTAATTGAGTACTGGTATAGAGGTAAGCCCAAGCTCATGACCAAAGAGGACAAGGACACCTTTGCAGATTTGGCCATGGAGAAGCTCATGGAGGGCAAAGACCCGTCAGAGGCGTGGGCGAAGGCAGAGGGTAAGATGTCAGGCGTACATTGCGTGTATTTGAGCGTGGGCGGTGTGTTCCTCGAGCACAAGTCCTATGTGTACGATCACGGCCAGTATCCTATCGTAGCGCGTACCCTGTTCCCTGACGAGGACAACCCGTGGGGCAAGGGCTACATGCGGGATATGATCAAGCCGCAGATCATGCTCAATAAGTTTGCTGAGTTGGCTGTCGAGACGATGGCGAAGCAAGGGACGGCTGGTCTGATGTACGAGCCTGACGCCATCCCGAAGGTGGAAAAGTATCGCCAAGATCGTTCAAAGCCGGGATACATGGTCGAGGTTAACCGATTGGATGGCGTCAAGGAGATGCAGGGTGTACAGGTATCCTCCACGGTGTTTAACCTGCTGGAGTACTACAAAGAGATGTTGCAGAAGATCCCAGGTCAGTTTGACAGCGCGAATGGTCAATCGAATAGCAACGTAACGTCAGGTGAGCAAGCCAAGGCGCTGATATCTGCAGCCAACAACCGCTTGATTATCTCCACCGAGCTCATTGAGGATGCGCTATGCGAGGTGTTCGAGCAGTATATCAGCGACATGGCGCAGTTCTACACGACTGAGCGGATCGGCCGAGTCACTGGCAAACAGGTAGCCATCAGCCGCAAAAGTATGATCAGCACGATGGAGTCAGAGGTCGATATCAGCGACCCTGAGACAGGCGCACAGGAGACGCGCCAAGTTATGGAAGAGTATCTACCCAAGTTTGATATCAACGTGAAGATTGGCGCAGAGAAGCCGACAGACCGAGAGTATTATATCCAGATGGCGTTTAACCTGCTGCAGACGCTTGACCCGATGACAGGCACGCCAATGATTGATGCGGAGGCTGTTAGGTACACCGTCCAAAACGGCCGCATGGAATCGTTCGACGTGATTGATGAGCGCATGCAGCGTGAGCAGATGATTCAGCAGCAACTGCAGCAACTCCAGCAGCAGAACGAGGAAATGCAACAGCAACTCCAAGGCATGCAGCAGCAGCTTGGACAGGTTGACGAGCAACGCCAGATGATGGACGCTGAGAAGCTCCAGAACGAGCGTATGCGCGTTGAGACAGACCGTATGAAGGCTGTAGGTGATCAAGAGTTCAAGGCTGCTCAATTGATGCAGCAAGGTCAGCAGGCGCAGGACAGGAACATATTGAGCATTGCACAAATGAATAACCGCAACACTGGACGCCTCTAGTCGTAGGGCGTCCATTTTATATTCTGCCGCCAGCCATAGCGGACTTGATAAGGAGCGATACCCATGAGCGATCAAACCGCCAGCCATAGCGAGGAGACGCAGGAAGTGCAAGACGCACTAGCCGCATTTGGGCTGGATGCACCCGAGCAAGCGGAAGTCGAAGTAGCGGAAAAGCAAGAGGCTCCTGCCACAGAGCCAGAACAGCCGGGACGCACAATTAAAGTGAAAGTCGATAAGGAAGACCGGGAGTTTGACGTATCGGATGAAAAGTTGCCCGAGTACGTCCAGAAGGCGTATGCGCTCGATAAGGAGCGTGGAAAGCGCACGGAGTTGGAGAAGAACCTTGAACGAGCTGCCAAACTCGCAGGGTTTGACACATCAGACGCCTATCTTGCTAACCTGGACAAGATCGAGCAGGAAGCCCAGCAAAAGAAAGAGCAGCAATGGCAAGACCTGCGCCAGCAACTACGTGAGGAAGCAGAGTACAACGGCCTAGACACCGAGAAACTGGACGCATGGCTTGATAACCATCCCCTGCTGCAAGAGGCACAGAGAGCCGTACAAGAGCGTCAACAGATGGAGCAAGAACGGCAGACGCAGACGGCCACACAGCAATGGGAGAGCAAGTGGCAAGACTTGTACACTGCTTATCCTGAGCTTAAAACAGCAACAGACGGCGACACGCCGGAGTGGTACACACCCGAGATGCAGAGCCGGATTGACCGGGGCTATGACCCCAAGGATGCCTATGAGTTGGCGCATCGGGACACATTGTTGCAACGCAGCAAGCAGCAAGCCACGCAACGAGCTATAAAAGAGCAACGATTGGGCCTGAGATCGCAAGTCGAGGGTGATGAGCGCGGAGAGACAGAGCCGGAAGTGCCGGCTGAATTGTCTGCCGCGTTTGCTGCGTTTGGGCTTAATCCAAAGAATGCTAAAAAATACGTAAAGTGAGGTAGAACATATGGGATTCTCATTCGTTTTCAACGATTACGGCGCACCAGAACGCCGCATAAGCCACATTTTTGCAACAAACAGTGAAGCATTCAGCAAAGGCCAGGCGGTTACGTTGGCAAATGGTCGCTGGACTAAGGCAGCAAACGGTGGTGCAGTGGCTGGGTTCGCAAGTCAAAACCTTGCAGCTGGCACCAATCAAAAGTTGGAGGTCGTCCTAGCGCGTGAAGGTGACTGGTTCGATGCCCCTTACACCGGAACACCAGCAGGCGGCTTTGTGATCGGCGTAGATGCGGCTGATGTATCGACAGACGGTCTGTCTGTATTGGCTTCTGACGTCACAGGCGGCGCATTTTCAGTGCTGGATATCAACACAAATACACAAGAGGTACGCGTGAAAGTCAAAAAGCGCGTATTCAGCTAAGGGGGCATAATCGATGGCAATTCAAACAGCGCTGCGATGGGATAAGAACGTACTGGAGCCGGTATTCCGGGAGTTGTACAGTCAAGAAGTAAAGGGAATGAAGGACTATATTCCTGAAATGTTCAGCGTGGAAAACTCTGACAAAGCGGTTGAGTCGATTGAAATGATCGGCGGCGAGGGCCTGATGGAAGAATGGTCACACTCGAACAACCAAGTGTACTACAGCGACATTGACGAGCTGTGGCAGAAGTATTTCAAGCACCGTAAATTCTCGGATGGTCGCGAGATCGACCGTGATTTCGTGGATGACCTCAAACTGACCGCCATTAAAGACCGCATCCGGTCGCTGGCTGGGTCGGTGTACTACACGCGTCAACGCCAAGCAGCTGAATGGTTCATTAATGGCGACAAAACAACAGGCGCGGTGGACTTCCGTGGACGAGTGTACGACGCAAAGCTGCCGGATGGCAAAGCGCTGTTCGCTACAGACCACCCTTTGCATCCTGAGGACAATGGTCCCGGCCAATCCAACAAAGGTACAGCCGAACTGTCTGTGGATGCCGTAGATGACGCCTATGTGGATATGCAGGCTTGGACTAACGATAAGGGTAACATTATCCCGGTGATGCCGGACACGCTGATTGTTGGCCCTGGGCTGCGGAGAAAGGCGATTCAGATCGCAGGCAAGCCCGGCAAAGGCGAAGGGTACGAGCCAGGTAGCGGCAACTTCGATGTGAACGTGTGGGATGGTGACCTGAAAGTTATCGTCAACCCATTCTTTGCACAGGGTAACCGCAATGCGTGGGTACTGGCTGATTCACGCCGGATGAAACGGGCCATGAAGTGGTTCGAGCGCCGGAAGCCTGAGAGCGGAAGCATCACCGACTTTGATACAGAGATTGCCAAGCATAAGGTTGTAGGTCGCTGGAGCTACGGCGGCATTGACTGGACGTGGGGCTATGGCAGCTTCCCAACGGAGGGATAACATGGGGAACACAAACTATACTGGCCTAGAGCTAGGCGGCGAAGAATTGTTCACGGGTGTGCTTAACGGCGCATCCGTCTTCAATCCGGCGTCATTGGCGACATACACAGGCACGGCTTCCAGTGCTATTAATGTGCCGGGTGCGGAGTTAGGTGACTATGTACTGGTAGCAGCCCCTTACGACCTTACAGGCATCATTGCGGCTGGCACAGTGAGCGCGGCTGGTCAAGTCAAAATCACATTGTTCAACGCCACGGGGGCAACCATCGATCTTGCTAATGGCACATGGAAAATCAAGGTCCTGAAAGGATAGGTGCGATATGCAAAAAGCAGAATGGGGTGTGCCTACGAAAGAGCGCGTGGAGTACATCCCTCTGACGCGCAGCAGCGATAAAATGAACGACGAGCAAAAAGAGAGTGTCCGGCTATGGAATCTCATGGTCAAGACACTCCGCGACAATGGACTGATGGAAGAGAAGTGAGAGGGCAAAACGCCCTCTCTTTTTCTTTATAAGGAGGCACTATGGAGTACAAGTGGGAACTGGATGCGCTCAACGCGATTGTGAAGGAGCAACGGCGCACAAATGAGCTGCTGGAGCAGTTGTTGGAGCAACAGAACCAGCAACGCACCGAGCAACAAGATAAGCCGCAGACAAGGGGGAAACGGAATGTCAACAAGCCAACGTAATCCAAGTTATATGAGCATGATCGGCACAAATGTGTTCGACTACGGCCCCATCACACCGCATAACACCAACAACCTTGCAAAGCCGGCTATCGGCATTATGGTCACAGGCGAGGCCGGGGATATAGCAGTCGTGAAGCCAAACGGCGAGGAAGTCACAATTCCCGAATCCATTGTAACAGTGGGCGATATCATCCCATTACCAGCCAAGCGCATCAAGGCTACAGGAACCACGGCAACGGGTATTTGGGGAGTGTATGGGTCGTGATCGGCGTAGGCGTTGGGATTGGATTCAGCAAGCGTAGGAAAAATCAGAGCCGCGTGGTTGTGCTAGACAACTTCAATCGAGCCGACAACAACACCGTAATGGGTACTGCTGAGACTGGACAGACATGGGTAGCTGTAATAGGCGATATGGGGATACGAGGAAACGCCGCCATGCAAACGACGAACAAGTCTGATAATGTTTGCGTTGTCGAGAGTGGTGTAGCTGATTGCACCATTCGTGCGGTAACCGCCGGGGCCACCAATCAATCATGGATACCCTTTAGGGTCAAGGATAATCGTGATTTTTTCGTGCTGCGGGTGTCTCACAACACCGGGGCATTAACGCTGCAGAAACGAGTAAACAACATCACGTCAACAATTGCAACGTCAGGCAGCCTAACGGGTCACGTGCCCGGCAATCAACTGAGCCTAGAGGTTAAGCTGCAGGGCAACAAAATAGCGGTGAAAATTAACGGTAATGTAGCATTTGCGCTAGAAGTTATTACCGATTCTGACCATATTTCCGAGACAAATCATGGTGTAGGGGCTGGATTTGCAAGCGCTGGATTTGACAGTTTTGAGGTGATCGTATGAGAAAGACTGTACCGAAAATAGGCAGTGGCAATGGCTTTGATGATTCCATTCGACCTGATGTTGAAGAAGGCGTGTATTACGCGGTTATCGAGACTCATGAGGATCATTATCTGATTGAGGTAGAGGAGGGGTAGCGTGAAAACCTTGGAGGACGTGCGCAACATCGTGCAACGTGAGACAGGGCTGACCGAGTGGGAGTCGATTGTGAATTGGTGCAACGATTTGCACATGGACGTAGGCACGGTACTGAACGTCCCTGCCCCGACCTATCAGATCGCGCTGAACACGACTGACCTTGACTATCCGCTGCCGGATGACATCAAGGAGATTAACCGATTCTGGTCACAACGTGACTATGATTCGGGCGTACAGAAGAATCTCAACTTCCAATATCGCATCTACAACGGTCGGCTGCAGCTGCCGCTAGCGTGGGCGTCAACGGATACGCTGAACATCGACTATTACAAGTTTCTTCGGGTGTTCGATAGCATCACGGACGAAATAGAATTCCCGGACCGCTACCTCACCTTATATACCGCCTATTGCAAGATGCGCTATTACGAGCTGCCCAGCACTGTGAAAGCGATTGGAGAGAACACAGCTCGTAACAACTTCGAGCGTGAGGCAGGTATGTACCAAGCCATGCGCAATCAGGCCATCCAAAACTATAGTTACACCACGCCTGACCTTGTAATCAGAGAGCGGTGGTAACATGGTCTGGACATTCACCACCTGCGTCATATTGGATGATAACACCATCATGCCCATATACAACCTCCATACGCCCTCTGTCGAGGCACAGTCGATGGAGGAAGCGCTAGAAACATTGAAGGACTGGTTCGCAGACATGCGGGGGCTGCGAGTCCACAAAATACTAAGGGGGTGATGCTATGCTAACCGCATCCGACTTGCTACCCATCATCAAAACCCTAGCGCGTGCGTACCTGGACGAGATCGGCCCCAACGAAGAATCCCGCGACATGTACATTCGGGCGTACCTCAACAGTGCGCTGCGGAAGCTTGCTAGTGTGGCCTATCAGTACCGCGAATCCGACCCGTTGCTGCTCAACTCTGACGGATATGTGACATTTCAACGCAATGCGCAACCTATTACCGACTTATATGCGCCGTTACGCATAATCGATCCATCGGGCAAAGAGGCTGAGAAGCGTACATCCACGGCAGCAACAAAGGGTTGGTGGAGAGAATCGTCCAATACACCGTTGCATATCCGGGGGTTTACGCTGGCTCAGCCATTACCTAGCGGCAATTACGTGCTGCAGTACATTGCGTACCCGGCAACGATAAGCAGCAACACAAGCCCTGTGGAGTTCCCATTAGCCGGGCAGATGGGACTTTGCTATTATGCAGCCATGCTCATTGTGGAGTCGCTGGAGGACGAGCAAAAGCCCCTGCCGATGTACTACAATGCCAAGTCGCAGGAGCATCTTAAGATCGCTGTGCAGGCTAACATCGATGCTCGCGGCCACGGCAGCGGCGGCTTTGTACCATCGCTCAACACGATAGATACTGTGTTCTTCGGGGGTGCGTGATGCCTAAACCAGCAGCGTTAGAAATGTATCCATCCTTAGGCGTCAACACCGCTGTCAACGTCTCACAACTGGCACCGGGGGCACAGCGGCGAGCCTATGACGCTTGTATGCGGAGTGTTAACACCATCGGCAAACGACCGGGAAGCGCCCCTGTGACCTCAACAGCGTTAGACGATCCTATCTCATACCTGACGGTATACGCCTATCCTAACGAGGTTGAGGTGGGCGTGGCACCTACATTAGCAGCGGTGGAAGACACAACGTCCACGTTGGACGAGGATACTTACTATGTGAGGTACACCTATGTAACGGACAACGGAGAAACCGAAGCCAGCCCCGAAGCCAGCCAAGAGATTGCTGCAGGCGAGGCGCTACAGGTCACTGTACCGGCGATCCCGTACCATGCCAACAGCATCAACATCTACGTTGGCACAGAAGCGAATGCGGAGACACTGCAGCTCAACACGACCGAGCTAGTGAGCGTGTTTGCAGAGCTGATTACAGATGGGGATAGCTACCCGGCGATAAACACAACGAGGTTTCGCGAGGAACTATTAGCGGTCAGCGGTGATACACTCTATGGCTACTACAACGGCGAATTACAGCCTGCGGTCATGACAGATGTATTAAGTTCACCTGATGTGTACACCGTCCCATTTACCGACTCTAGCGCGTCATCCGTCCTGCTGATAGCCGATGGTGGCAGTCTTAAATATTATGACGGGTACGAGGTTAAAGAGGTCACGCCAGCGGCTAACGATACCGATCCATTGCCGCCTAATAACCTAACCACCATTAATGCGCTGGGGATTAAATACGTATGGTCATACTCAGACTTTGTATTCGTCTCAACTGGAGGGCGGTCACTATTCTATTCCAAGCGGTATTCCTACCGTTACTTCCCCTCAGTTCGAGAAGAAATCTATGTTCGCGGCAATGACTATTTCACCGGACCGGGAATCGCATTCGCGAACGTTATGCTGATCCCGATGCGCCGCAACTGGGCGGTGTTGCTAGGGACACAGTTTGCAGAGCCGAGCGCTACTGATCCATTCGTTGGTGGGCGGTACCTTAACACCATTGACGGAAATATCTCGCCGCGTGGCTACACTAAGATCACCTATCCAACCGGAGGTCAAACCATAGCTTATCTGAGTGACGATGGGGTGTATGAGATATTCGATACCGGATTCATCGACACAGGCGTCAGGCAGTACAGCACACGCAGTTTGATGAAAGACAAGTTGGACTTCAACGAGTACGGATTTACCATAGCTGAGAAAGAATCAGCTGTAATGTGGTTCGACTCTACCACAAGTTGGATGCTGCTAAAGATACGCCGCGCTGACGAGTTTTGGGTGTTCAAGTTCGATACGAGGAATCAAGAGTGGTACGGCCCGTGGCGGTTTCCATGGGATGTGACAGCGTTTGAGAAGTGGGATGGTATAAACTACTTCGCCGGGGATACAGGCTTGCTACACGTCTTAAACGAGGATCTATACAGCGATTGGGATGATAAGGAGAAAACAACAGGCACACCCATCGACTTCGACGTGTACAGCGGTCTGCTGAGCTTCGAATTCACCGGGGAAGGCTCATATCTCCACCGGTATATTATCGAGTCGCAGCAGTGGAAGGTGAAGTCCACGCTTGATGTGGCAATCATCTACGGCAACGGAATCACGAACCTACCGTCCGCGCTCAAAAATGAGATATTCGTGTGGGACGTGTCGGGCTGGGATGATGCACAGTGGGCTAACTTTGACTTTACCGATGTGGTCAACGGCGCTAAATCGCTGGTCATCCACCGCAAGAGTAAGTACTTTCAGCGGCGCTGGCGTAATAATCGTGACGAGCCTACGCTTATATTGAGAGAGGCGTTCAAAGGCACCATTTCCAATGTCTCTGGCAGAAGGTAATATGGTATAATTATAGGGAGGGATAGGGTAGCTCCCGAACGTGCGTAACTCTAGCGCACTTCCCTTATTTTCATTTAGAGAACACTTGTAGAGGAGTGTTAATATGGGAAAGTATGTTGACATCACTGGGCACAAGTACAATAGGTTGTTAGCTCTTGAAGATGTAGGAAAAGACGTTAGAAATGGTCGCGTTTGGAAATGTAGGTGTGACTGCGGAAATTATGTCAACGTTTCATCTAACCATCTTCGGAGAGGACATTCTAAATCGTGCGGATGTATTTCAAGAGAAAGTGCAGTCCAAAGATTTACAACACATGGTCACACCAAAAAGGGTCAAAGCACAGAATACAAAGCATGGTCAAACATGATTTCAAGATGCACTAATAGCAACACGACATATTACGATAATTATGGTGGACGAGGAATATCAGTATGTGATAGGTGGTTGTCTTTTGAAAATTTTCTTTCGGATATGGGCCTAAAACCTTCGCCGAAGCACAGTATTGACCGCATTGATGTGAACGGAAATTATGAACCTTCCAATTGTCGTTGGGCAACGATGAACCAGCAAGCTCGTAACACCAGGTTGAGGAAAGATAACACCACCGGTGTTAGGGGAGTGCAATGGGCGGCGCGGCAAAACTGTTGGAGAGCTAATTTTAGAATAAACAAAAAATACGTTGCATTAGGATACTTCAATACGTTTGAAGAGGCTGTTGAAGCAAGGAAGCAGGCAGAAATAAAATACTGGGGAAAGTCGTCCTAATGGGCGGCTTTTTGTTTTGCGAAGGAGGATTAATATGGGTTATGTACCAGAGGGCAATTTGCTTCCACTCTACAACAACGCCCAGCCGGGAATTGAAGCGTCCTCGTCATCATTAAGAGACGCAGTGCAGGCTATGGCGTTAACCGTTAACGAGAACTTCGACGCGGCTCAGAACACCAATGAAGGGTTCTCTCAGCACAAGTTACAGCCTGTGCTTGACCATGAGGACGGCAGTGTCACGGCTTCAAAGTTGCGAGATCTCAACGTGACAACGCCTAAGTATGCAAATGAGTCTATAACCACACCTAAAATTGCACCGAAGGCTGTGGATGGGACGAGGATCAAAGACGGGGCGGTAAGCTCGCAACAGCTTGATCCTGCTTTATTGCAGAACTATGGGGATATTGCGGTGCAGGCAAAGTTCCAGCAAGTTGATATGAAGATATCAGATATTGTTTACAAAATTATCAATCTCAACCCTGATCCGACCTTTGATAACTTGCCGACTTTGCAACAGGCTCTAAATAAGTACCCTGTCGTCGAATTGCCGAGTGGTGAATATAGGATCGGAGTTAGTGGATTGGAGATACCTAGTAATCGAACAATCATCATGCAAGAAAATACGATTCTAAAGGCGTTACCTCACAACCAAGGTCAATATAATCTATTCGCCATCACTACGAAGAAAAACGTAAAAATAGTTGGTGGTGTTATCGATGGAAATCGACAAGAGAATGAATCTGCGAGCGGAGAAAGTGGACACGGTTTGGGTATAAGAAGCAGCAAAAACGTAGAGATTTATGGAACGAAAATTATAAATTGTTGGGGAGACGGAATTTACATCGGTGCAACAGGTGAGGTTCGCATCTGTGAAGATTTAAGGTTTGATAACATAATTTGTGACAATAACCGGAGGCAGGGTGTTTCATTAATTACAGGAAAAAACATCACATTTAACAATCCTATTCTTAAAAACACAAATGGCACTGCGCCACAATCAGGGTTTTGTATTGAGCCCAATGATAATCTGGGGTTGTTAGAAAATATAAAGGTTAATGAAATTTACACCGAGAACAACGCCGGATCAGGAATAACTATTAGCTTGTCCCATTATGGTGGTGGGAAATCAGTAAGCATCACGATTACAAATCATGTTGATTTAGGTAGCGAGATTGGCGAATACTTCAATGGGTCATCTGCTCAAGGCATCGGAGGGAAGATACAATTTGTTGATTCTCTTTGTGAATTGAACAAGTCAAACGGGATTTACTTTAGGCGATATTCATCGAGTTTCCCCAGAGTTGACCATGTAAGACCTATGATTATTAACTGTAATTCGCGAGGGTCAACAGGTGATTTGTACATTTCAGGCTTGCTAATCTTCACAAAAGAGGACGATACTGTGCATGGAGATACCGGAAACATTCATGTGTACAATCCTAGCATTATCGATAATCGCTCAACAAAACTAATGTCATATGCAATCATGGCACTCAACTATGCGACAGGGCGCGTCATTGAAAATATTTCAATTATTGATCCGATAAGATTAGACAGTGGATTGACAAGGCAGTTATGGTGGAGCGTTCGAGACGGTGTTTTCGTTGACAGTAAAAAAGTCGCTACTAGAAACCTTGATGCAACAGTGGTTCTAACTCCACAAAACTATACTCGATATATCTCGAATCGAAATGCAACTTCAAACAGGTTCATTACACTATCAAGTCCAGATTTAAAAAGAGGTTCCAGAGCCACATTTATAGTTGAAAGCTCTTTTTATTTAACTATTCGTGGTGATGCGAGTACATCCATTTTACCTAGCGGGGCCTTAAACGGTAAGTATATCCGATCAAATACGAGAGGATCATCTTTAACGATTGAAAAAGTGGACGATACCACATACTACATTGTAGAGATGATTGGGTCTTGGGAAGTTGAGGCATAAGAACATGGGTGCGCTAATGAGGAAAACAATCATACTTCTCGCTGTTCTACTCACATCAATGTCCATTACAACCGCCGACCCACCCACACCCGAAGATCGCCGCATCACCGCCATACACCGTGCGCTCGAATCCACGGTCATCATCAAGCCACAACCTCAACTCCGAGGCAGTGGCTTTTTTGTGGCCCCGGATATAGTACTCACCAACTACCACGTGACGGCGCAGGCGATGGGCGACATGGTGGTGAATCCCAACAAACTGGTGCGTGGCGGCTATCCCCGGTGCATCGGCACAGTGGTGGCAGAGGATCGCGTGAACGACTTGGCACTCGTGAAGCTCGACGCACAGTGTCCCAAGGGCAAGCCTCTGCCACTCGCTGACAGCATTGTAGCCGGACAGGACGCCTACGCCATAGGCAATCCCGGTAAGCTAGAGTGGATCGTCTCAGCTGGCATTGTAGCGCGTCCATGGACGGACACCACAGGACAGCGGCTGACCTTGCTGGATATGAGGTTAGCACAAGGTAACAGCGGCGGCCCTGTGATTGACAGCAGCGGCCGAGTGATTGGCATAGCAAGAGGGATGTATATGCCATCCCCTCATTTGTCGGCGGCTGTGCATTTGGATGATATAAAACGATTTCTAAAGGAGGCATTGTAGATGGCATACAGTTTCGCAAACGCACAGAAACACTTTCAAGGCGTGCAGCAATCCACGCAAGCTGCGAAGGGTTTCGTTCCATCCCAACCAGCGGCATCAACGCCTAGTGCGACCCCTGCAGCGCCTGCGGCACAAGGATTCATCCCACCGATGAATGCGGCTATGGCTGGCAATGCAGCGGCACCAGCAATGGGCTACGGCGGCGCACAGTACGGTGCATCAGGTGGAGTCAACCGAGCGCTTGAGGCGAACCAAGCCAGACTTGGGAGCGACGATGCATTCAAACAGAGTGAGATCGCGAGGACGCAGCAAGTCATCGCACAGCGGCAAGCAGCAGGGCAGGACGTATCCGCGCAAAATAAATACTTGACGCAGAACCTTGGGTGGATGCCGCCACAACCGCAACCGATCCAATCCACGCCAGTTCAGCAGCCAGTTCAACCGACATTTGGAGCGAACGACATGTCTCAGCCACGCTCAGCACAGAGTTTGTGGCAGCAGTCGGGGGATATGAACACAATTGAACGCGCAGACCGTCAGAATGCAGCAGACACAGCTACAGGCTCGCTGAAAAATAACTTTGACTATGCTTCCCAGTTGTTGAAAGACAACCGTGTATTGGAAGACGCTAGTTTCTCCGAGAACAACAGTCCATTCAGTGGCGCTACAGAGTACCGTAAAGCGATGTTGCAACGTGGTCGGGGCATTGATGACAACTACCGTTCACAAGAGCTGAACAACCAGCTTAACGCCATCTCAACGGACATGTATAACTTCGATAAGCTGGCACCTGAGCGGCAACGACAGATTTATAACCAAATGCTGCAAATGGAACGTGACTTCGGCATCAGCGTAGCTCAGTTAATGGGCGTGTTTGGCGGTCAGAGGACACTTCAAGGCGCTCAACAAGACTGGGGTCAAAACATGGATCTCATTGACAGGTATGGACAACTCCCAAACGCCGCTAGCACGTCAGCGCAAAACGATCCTAATATGATGGGCATGAATATGCTCCAAGGGTTGGCTGGCGTGCGTACTATGACTGGCGAACAACATGACTTGTTGAAGAAGCAAGCGAACTTGGAAGCTGCGAGACTGGTGGGTCAAGATACAGGTAGACTCGTTACGCCGCAGGACGATTGGTCTGGACTTTACAGGCAAGGCACTAACCCTGATACGCCGTATAATATGGTAGGACAGGAATTTAACGAAGGTGTTCGTCAATACAATCAAGAATTCCAATACACAGCTGGCCGAGATGCGGTCAAGGACCAACAGTGGGAAGCGGAATTCAAAAGACAAGCAGAGCAATTTGGCATGCAACAAGCGTTGCAGTGGGCGAACCATTCAATATCTCAGCAGAACGCGAATACATCGTCAGATAACTCGCTGCGGCAATGGGCTGAGATGGGCATGAAAGGTACTGAACAGAGTAAATACACTGGCATGCCACCTAATCAGGTCATGAACAGTATCAAAGCGAATTACTCGGAGCCTATTATCACGACAGATCAATTCGGCAATCAAAAGACTACTGGTGAAAGAGTGACAACCGATGCGAACAAGCGGTATCAGATGTTCCTTGATGTCATCAATGCCAACCTAGAGAGCGACACCGTAGAAGACCAGGTATTGCTTGGGCTTGGGATGAGTAAGGACGAAATATCCAAAATGGAAGCAAGAGCCAAAAAGGAGTACGGTGGGGGAAACTGAGCAGCCCCACTAGCGGTGGGGCATACACCAACTATTATAAAGCCGAGAAGGACGCCAAGGCTAACCCAAGGAACTACACAACAGCCGTGAGCGCTATCCAGAAGGCGATTCAGGCAGGTGGTTTTGATAGTTCGTGGCTGCAGCCTACGCTTGAATTGGTAGCAAGAGAATCAAGTTTTAATCCAAACGCAGCTAACCCTAAGTCATCGGCTAAGGGTCTTTTTCAGTTCTTGGATGGCACTCGAAAGACTTACGGAGGAAACAAGGTGAACTGGAATGATCCTTATCAGCAATCCCTTGCAGGTCTGCAGTACATTAAAGATCGATATGGAACGCCTGAAAAAGCCTTGGCCTTTTGGGATAAAAATAAGTATTACTGACAGGAGGCGATTAAATGAGCGTACGAGACGATATAAGGCGACTGCGGCAACTTGGTGCGGACACCAGAGAGCGAGTGCTTAACGGAGAATACCCGACTGTGCAGCAGCAACAGACGCAACCTAGAGCGCGGGACTTCATCCGCAATGCTCAACCCATAGAAATGCCTCAATTGCCTCCTGTCGATGGTGTTGGCATGATGATGCAAGGGATGCAGGAGTTCCAAGCGCCTGCCGGTTCTACGATGCCTTCACAAGCGGCAGCAGCGGCACGTCCTATTATACCGATGCCGAAGTCCAGCGAGGCTCAGCAGTACGTGGAGGATCAAAACAGGAAGCGTATGGAAAATGATTTTTTCCCTATGCCGATTCGTAAGGCAGTCAGTGGTTTTGCTCATTCAGTCGATAAGTTGTTGACCAACAATCCGGTAGGACAGTTTGTTAACCGTTTTTCTCAGGGCGCAGGGAACGCCGTGGGCGTGGATACGCAAGCCGCAGGCGCTGCGCCTATCGAATCAACCGGGAATCGCGCCGTCGATGTAACGGCAGATATTGCAGGGAACATTGCCGGGGTGCTGACAAATCCCTCCAATCTCAGTCAGGGGCTAGTATCAGCGCCTTACAAGATCGGGAAGCAGATCACACAGAGGTTTGCCCCTAAGGCTCCACAACTGGTGCAGAGAGGGATTGAGGGCGCTGTAGCAGGCGCTATACAAGGGGGTGCGATATCCGGTATTCGTGGCGAGACAGACGTCAAAGAACTGGCAACTAATATCGGGATTGGTGCTGCCACTGGTGCAGTAGCCGATCCCCTCATGTCGCTGTTAGGTCGCGGTATATCCAAGTTGTTCAATCGAAACAACCTGCCAGATTCGGCGGTGCAGGAAGTCCTTGCTCTACCAGCACCTAAGCAACGAGGCAACCCAAACCGTGCCAATACGCCGGATGTTATTGTTGACGCGGATACACGCCCTGTAGCTCCATTAGGGCTACCAGAGCCTGACATATTACCACCCACAAGCGGACGCATCCAGAGGGCAACCAATCCGTTTAGGGAGAAGTTTGAATCACTGATTGGCGAAGCCAAGCGCATTGAATCCGAGCGCGGACTAACTCCCGGCAGAGAAGCGGAAGAACTGGAGTCCATTTGGTCAAGCATGGCAGGGCCGAACGATCCAAGCTTGGATGAACTAATCAATTTAGCTTATAAACCAAACGCCAGCAAAGTGACGAGAGATAGCATACGCACCGCCCGTCAGACGCAGCAAATGAGGGAAGCCGCTGGAGCCCCTCCCGTTGTACGCTCACAAGCCGACCGATATCAGCAAGGTGTTAGAGCGAATGCAGCGCCTATTACACAAAAAGTAGGACGTGCGCCTAGTGCTAATGCTGCAGAGGTATTGCCAGCTACAACCAAACCGCCAGAGCGGCCAAGAGTAGATGTTACTCGGGAGGTAGAGACTGAGCAAATCCTACAGTCGGTGCAGAAACCGCGCGTACGCGATAGAGTGTATAACTACCTGGACGAAGCAGAGCAAGCAGCTCGCAAGCGTATCGCCGGAAGGCGTGGGAGATTGTCCGCTAATCCTTTAGGTGAGTGGACGGACTACGGCATTATCGGAGCATCCAAGATGGGTAAAGGCACGATTAAGCTAGCTGACTGGACAGAGGAAATGGTGAAGGAGTTTGGCGAGGAATTCCGGCCACGCGCCGCCAAGGTATACCGCGAATCACAGGAGTTCATCCGGCAGCAGGAACGCAAGGCAACCAAGCAAGGCCAAGCCGCTGCAGAGTTTAACGCTGGTGAAGGTGACGCAACAACCGCAGCAACCAAGATCAGCCGCGAGGCTGCCAAACGCAAGGTGCCATTTGCTAAGCGTTGGGAGAAGGTACGCACGCAATTTGTAGATGACCTTGCACCACTAGAGGGAGTCGAGAAGCGCGTACGAGGCAAGCTGGCGAGTGCTGAGGATAGTCTATATAAATCTGCACGACTGTACAAAGGAACGCCTGAGAGGGCTAACCAGATCATTAAACAGCGTCTAGCGCCTGTGGTAAATGGCATTGAGAAAGCTGGGATGTCTACTGATGACCTGGGACTGTACACGGTAGCAAGGCATGCCAAGGATGTAAATGCAGCTGGTTACAAATCAGGATTCACCGATGCGGAGATTAACGATGTACTGCAGAAGTTTGGTACACCTGAGATGGAAGCCGCGCGTATGGAACTGGTTAATATCAACCGCGATATGCTGAAAGAATTAGCAGACAGCGGCGTAGTAAGCAAGAATCTGCGAGATGTGCTGAATGACCGATGGCAGAACTACGTGCCGTTGTTCAGGGATATGGACGACGAAATGGTAGGTTTCAGCGCGGGTAATTCGGGCGCATTGGCGAACGTAGCCAGTCCAATTAAGGCGCTGAAAGGCTCGGAGAAGAAGGTTATTGATCCGCTCGAGAATATGGTGAAGAATATCTTCCAGAGTGTTTCAGCATCCGAACGCAACAAAGTGGCCACGCAATTGGCAAAGCTTGCTAAGGTAGATACGGAAGCTAACTTCATCCGCAAGCTGGAGCCTGACGAGCAGGTAGGGCGCAAGAATGTTGTCAATGTCAAGGTGGACGGAGAGAATGTAAAATATGAAGTGGAACCGGAAGTGTACAAGGCGCTGCTGAATATGGATCAGGAAGCCTCAACCATGCTAGTCAACATCCTTTCCAAGCCTGCTAGTGTGTTGAGAGCAGGCGCTACTTTGACACCAGAGTTTAGCTTGCGTAATCCCATGAGGGACGTGCTGCAGGCATTCGTGACCAGCAACAGTGGATTCAACCCAATCACGGACTTTACAGCTGGTCTAGTGTCGTCGATATCTAAAGGCAAGTTGTACCAGCAATGGCTTGAAAACTTGGGTGGATACGGAAATATTATTTCCCAGGATCGAAACTTGCACAGACAGGCGCTCGATAAAGTCTTGAAGCAGCCAGCCAGCAAGAAGTTCACCAACATTGTCAATCCAAACGCATGGCTTAATGTGCTACGCGCTATCTCAGACACCACAGAGTCAGCTACAAAGGTCGGAGAGTTCAGGGCGGCATTACGACAGGGGCAGACACCACAAGAGGCTGCATACCGTTCCAGAGACGTGATGGACTTCGCTCGGGCAGGCAGTGGAATTCGTCAGGCAAACCGCATGGTTGCATTCCTAAATGCCAGTATACAGGGTAAATCAAAGTTAATTCGTGCGATTAAAGAAAATCCGATAGGAACAACGGCGAGAATGTTTACTGCGGTTACACTGCCGACAGTTGGAATATTCGCATTGAATAACTCTGAATACATTAGCGATGCACAACGAGACATTATCAAGGAAGCGCCGGACTGGCAGAAGGATACATTCTGGCTCATTGCAGTGCCGGGAACGGAGATGGTAGCAAGGATTCCTAAGCCGTTCGATATCGCACCGATATTTGCTAATCTGCCGGAGAAAGCATTGGAGTTCACCAAAGAGAATGACCCTAAGGCATTCGACGGGTTTGTTCGTCGCACGCTGGCAGACGGTGCATTGCCGTATCAATTGAGCGGATTGCTGCCAATCATTGAGGGTATGGCTGATTACTCCTTCTTCCGTGAGGGTTCGATCGTTCCGCAGCGTGAACAAGGTCTGCAAACAGCAGATCAATACGATCCGGTACGCACGACAGAGACAGCAAAGTTTCTTGCTGCTGGAGCGCGTAAATTAACTGGTGACAAAGGGGCGTTCAAGAATTTCGGATCGCCGCGCATCATGGACAGCACCATCAAGGGGTTTACTGCAGGGTTGGGAACCTACGCCACTAGCGCAATAGACACCATCCTTGAAGGTGAGATATTCGGCAAGAAAGTTTATCCATCGATACTAGACAAACCAGACGCACCGGAGAAACGAATGGAGCAACGCCCACTTGCTAAAGCGTTCTTGATCGATCCACTGCAGGGCGGTAAGTCAATGGATAAATTCTACTCAGAGCGAGAGAAGCTGCAGAAACAAAAAGCTTCCGCAGCGCTCAATGAAAAACCGTTTGAAAAGGATGACCTGTTGAAATTCCTGAATGATGTATCGTCACAAATGAGCGAGTACAATACAGCCATTCGCGAGATCGAGAAGAGCAAACTGAGCGCCAAGGAGAAGCGTGATAAGATTGAACCGTATATTAAGCAGCGGAATAAGCTTGCTCAGGATGCGGTGAAGCGAGGTAATTTGAGATGATCGAAATGGACGAAGAACTATACTCACCACTGGACGATGCGGCGCTGCTGCTCGTCCTTTTATTTTGCGGTCAGGATGTCAAGGATAAGCTGCTGTACAGGAGCGAGGAAGCATGTACGACTATTTACTCTCAGCCGCTGAATCATTCATCCGCTACGGGATAAGTCCTACCGCGTTGATCGTGGCTTTTATCGCGTTATTCAAAACGAAGAAAGTTAAGCGAATCGTAAGCCGCCGCATCCCGTGGTTATTTCGTGATGAAGCTGATGTTCTAAACTATCAAACGCGGCAGATCCGCATTGAACAGAAAATAGACTCTTTATTAGAAGAAAGAGGTATCGTATGGCATGGTCAATCCGAGATATCGACAAGTATAGTCCCGAGCTTAGAGACATCATTTTTATTGTCACCGGAGGAAATACCAGCCGAAAGGAGGACAAACATGAAAAAGGTCGTACTTGATCCAGGGCATGGCGGTAAGGATCCCGGCGCAATGGGGAATGGGCTCGTTGAGAAGCAGTATGTACTTCACGTGCTTTTACGCGTGCAGAATAAACTACTAGCCGATTACGCAAACGTTGAGGTTGTTATGACTCGCAATACTGACGTATTCATTGAATTGGTTGACCGCAGTTACTTAAGCAACCTTGAGAACGCTGACCTGTATGTATCCGGGCACTTGAACGCTGCAGGTGGTTCGGGTGGATTTGAAACATACCGATACCCGTCAAGCAAGAACAAAGAAATGCAGGACATTATCCATGAATCGATTTACAGCCGTCTAAGAAAGTTGGGGCCAGTCCGCGACCGTGGAAAGAAGCAAGGTAACTTTAGCGTACTGCGGCGTACTAAGGCACCGGCCATCCTTGTTGAGTACATGTTTGTTGACGTTTTGTCTGATGCAAGCATGCTTAAGCGTGAGGAAGTCATTTCAGCATGCGTCGAGGGTACGGTTGCCGGTATTGCAGAGTACCTGCAACTGATACCAAAGACCAGCAGCAACGAAATCACCGTAACGTTCCGAGATGATCAGTCTATCACCGGATTACTGCTTGATGCCCATACATGGGTGCCGTCCCGGCCTACCGCTGAAATTATGGGTGGGAAGGTTATTTTCGCAGCTCGCACAGTCTACATCGATAATCTGCCATATGATACCCGCATGATTAACGGTATCGGCTACATCAGACTGCGAGATTTAGCAAATCAGATGGGTGCAAAGTTGGAGTGGAACAGCGTAGATCGTAAAACAATCGTGAAATTGAAAGGAGAATAACTATGAGAGATATTATTATTGAGCATGCACAGCCTTACTTGACAACCATCGTAACGGCTCTGATCGGACTATTGGCCACATTGATTATTACTGGCATTCGGTCGCTTAAACTGAAACTGGATACGTGGCTGGATACACGGGTGAGTGTTGGACAGCGAGAGTTATTGCACCAGATTGCCAAGGAAGCCTTTGCCCATGCCGAAACCATATATAAATACAGTGACGGCGAACAGAAGCTTCACCAAGCACTCACCTACGCCACAGAGAGACTAGGGAAAATCGGTATCCATATGACCACCAATGAGATTAAAGCTGCAATACACGATGCGTGGTTATGTAATCAGCCAGAACCGCCGCGATTAGACTAAGGGGCTATATGCCCCTCTATTTTTTTGTTTTTATGTGTTAGTTTTACAACTATGGACACGACCATACCCTAATAACCAACACATTATGCCAACTTATAACCCGTCACTTTCCATTCATCATCTACATATTTAATGATAATCACATCGAACAGGCGGCTAACCGCTAGTTTACGATCTGCACGCGACAAATCCGGCCATCTACTCTTGAGTTGCTGTATTTGCTGTACGACATCCTTCACCGTTCGAGCGCTGGGCACATCTACTTCAAGCTGCTCCAGTTCCCCTGACCACACTTTGCACTTTGCATTCTCTTCATCTACCAATTCCTCGAACAGGTCATAGTCCAATTTACCATTACCCATTGCTCGAGCATAGTTCTTGCGTTTCGTTTCACTTTCACTAAGTAGCTTCTTTAGTCGCTTAATTTCCTTTTCCGCATCCTTGCCTTCTAGTTTCTTGTCTGGTTGAATGGCTTCATGACGGAAATTACTGAGGAAATCAAAAAACAACTTTTCAAGCTTCAATTCTGATATTTGCCTGGATCCGCATCCCTCTGCTCGGTACTTACCCGAACAACGATAATTAGGCGTCTCCCAAGCCTTTACTTTGCGACTTACCATTTTCCCATGATAGGAACGACCACATTCGCCGCACTTAACTAAGGTGGAGAAAGGGAAGTCATAGGAAGATGAGGAAATCCATCCTTCCTTTCGTCGCTCAGCTACTTTCAACGCTTCTTTCCACATTTCCTTTGATATAATCGGTTCGTGTACATCCTCTACAATGATCGCCTCTTCATCCATTGCGGCTTTCCAGTGCGTGGAACCGGCATAGGAGGGATTGCTCAACATGTCGATAATCACACTTTCGTACCATTTCCCACCGCCCATAGCGGGTATGCCTTCCTCATTCATCACCTGGGCGATCTTGACCTTACCCCATCCACTCAAGAATCGATCAAACACTTGACGCACGATAGGAGCTTCATCTTCGTTGATGTAGAGCGATAAATCCTCTGGATTAACGTTATACCCATATGGACGGGACGACGAGTTCCTGAGACCCTTCTCAGCCCTCTTGCGCTGCCCCTTTATGACCTCCTCAGAAAGATTTTCGCGATACCACTGAGCAAATATCCCCAACATATACACAAACATCCTTCCCATAGCGGAGGACGTATCAATATTCTCGTTTATGGAAACAAGCTTTATAGACTGCCGATCGAACAACATCAGTAGCTCATGCAAATCCCCGATGTTTCGCGTTAGCCGGTCAAGTTTGTGGACAACTACGACCTGCACCAATCCCTTGTTGATATCTTCAAGCAAGCGTTGCATATCAGGACGTTTCAGATTCTTCGCCGATTTACCGGGATCGATGTATCGATCATGCAATTTCCAACCTTGCGCGACAATGTGAGAGACATTTTTCTCACCCTGTACCTCCAAGGAAAACCCCTCGCGGGCTTGCTCATCGCTGCTCACACGCTCGTATGAAGCCGCTGACAATGTATCTACCATCTGTTAACCTCCCGTGCTATACTAGAGGTATTCGCCACCCCTGCACCCCGTGTAGGGGTATTATTTATTATAGGGTATTGCAGACAAAAAAAAAGCCCCCGGATCGGGAGCTTGTTGTGCATTGTTAATTTGTCACTAGTATCATAATGGATTAACATCCTTTTCTGGCTTGATCGCTGTGGCAATGATATTTACAATCATTAATAAAAATCCTACTATTACATATAGAATTACCCATTGAATGTAACCTGAATTAAACCCCGATAATGACCACGCCACATAGCAGATGTATATTGTTGAAACAAAAGGGAAGATGAAACTTAGAACAGCTCCTAATAAACCATATAATTGAAATGCAACATATGCGGTTAGAAGGTGAATAGCTAGTCCTCCAATCCAGTAAAAAATAGTTGCGAATCGACTGGGGATAATGAGTATATTCCATATTATTTTTCTCATTTTAGCACCCAGCCGCGGACAACTCAGATGCCTGTCTCTCTTCATGAATCCCTCGTAAATACGAAGTCGTGCCACTGAACGGACTGTGATTTTCCTCAAAACTAGCATCCTCAACTACGTGCCGGTCTCTAATGTTTTGACAAGCATTGTTTGGTGTTGGGGTGGAAGGAGGTTCATTATAAACAGGTGTATTAGATGAATTATTGCTTTGATTGTTTTGGACTGGAGGCGCCTTATTTACAAGGTGGTAACTCTTTGCATATTCGTCTGCCGTAATGGCTCCATTAAAGTAATTTACACTTGCCTTCATATCAACAGAGAATTCTGAACCATCGGGATAACTAATGGTAAACTCGTCTGCATCCGTTCTGATGCTGCTTCTAAGTATCTCTGTGAAGGCTTCGCGGTCATTGTCCAGTTCCGCAATAGTGCCATTATAGTTATAGACCAATTGAGTCAACTTCACATTAGTCGTCATCTTCACAGCAATAACGCCATATTTAGATACATCCCTAGCGATTCCTTTAAGATCATTAATCTTGACTTCTTTAGTAACTTCTTGTGAGACAATTTCTTTAACTGGCTGCGGCTTTATTATGTCAACCGTCTTGTTCGCTCCATCCCATGAATACTGTATTCCAGCTTCTTTAAGCAGATAGATCGGCACCATCGTCCGGCTATCAAAGTTAATCGCCGGCGCATCACTCACCTTCACCGGAACGCCATCCACAGTCAACCGCACAATGTCCTGCCCTTTGTATGTCCCCCACATACTCGCAGCGCTTACAACGCCACCTAAACATAGCACAGCCGCAATAATAAGAAATAAGACCTTCTTTTTCATCACTTGACACTCTCCCATAGGAACAATTTACTATTTATTATAATATCAGGTTCAAAAGATGGCAAAGTGTTTATTTAATACAAATTATATGGTTGTAAGTATAATCGCTAAGTTTTGTCTTGGAACTATTGGCTTATTTTGTCGGAATATGATTGTTTTCTAATGTAGGAGGGTGCTATCATAGAGTGACATAATATATCTAAAAAATATAAAAGCGTATTCCAGCAGACAGGAGGCGCATTTTTTATCTTTTTTATCTACTACATATGTAGTACTGTACCGTGAGAGTAGTTTCCTACTCCGGCTGCCATTTCCAAACATACAGATCCTTGATCTCAACCTTTAAGGTGGACGATATGAGATAAGCTGCTTCTAATGACATTACACGCCTCATTCGCGCATAGTCGGATATGCGCTGAGGGCTATAACCTGTATTGTCAGATAGCCAAGCTTGTGTTTTACCTAATGATGATAGTATGTCTGGCAATCGGCAGCGCACAGGTACAGGTACCATGGCGTTGCCCTTTCTTTTTCAATTGTAAATTTCTAGTATTGCAAGAACTAGTGTTCTCATTATATGATTGAAACGTTAAATGCGGCCAAGAATAGACTAAAAAGGGGTTGACCGCTCGTGAGGAATAATGAAAATAAACTTAGAGAGAGTTTAAAGGGCTTAAATTACAAACAAATATTAATACTAATAAAAGAGATCCAAGAAAAATTAAATAAATAGTCTGTGATTGTATTTTTTATTCTTTTTTTAGTCTGTCTATTAACTCTAGTATGTAAATCTGATCTTTATCTTCTAAACTATTAAAGTCCACAATCATTTTTTCAATTTCCTCATTAATATCACTCGTTTTACTTTCGTCGCCTGTTACTAGCCAGTTCAAATCCACTCCAAAAAACTCAGACAATTTACTCAGTGTTTTTAAGTCAGGTTCCCTTGATCCATTCTCGTACCCAGCATAGGTCGTTCTTGCCATTCCTAACCTAGAAGACAATTCTCTTTGGGACAGTCCGGTTTTATCCCTTAATTTTGATAATCTCTCATGAAACAATTAACTCACCACCCTTTAAAGTCTATTATACCGACGCAAAATGCATCTTTAAACATGGTTACTCGTAATAGGTCAAATTCTAGAAAAATATGTATTGACAGGACTCGTTTTGCGTCATATAATCAAATTATCAAGACGGACGCGAATTGCGTCAGAAGGAGGATTGCACAATGAGAACGTGGCTATCTAGCATAAGAGACGCAAAGGGATACACTCAAAAAGATGTATCTTCAAATTGCGGAATCTCTCGTAGTTTCTACGCCGACATAGAGCGCGGTGTGAGAAACCCAAAGCCATCAACTGCGCAAGACATTGCAACGTTCTTGGGATTCGACTGGACGATTTTTTTTGCCAAGAACGGACGCAAAACGAGTCAATCTAAAACCGCTTAACTATTAACTACCATTGTACTACCAATTAAACCAATGCGGAAGGTGGAATGAAAATGAAATTATTCAATTTTCAGGAAAGGGATCTTCGCGTAATTGAAAAGAATTCGAAACCGTGGTTCATCCTGAATGAAGTGTGTGGGTTGCTAGATTTGTCACCCAGGGTTGTGAGGCAGAGACTTTCAGATGACGTATGTTCAACATACCCCATCCCAGATGCGCTCGGAAGAATTCAAGAAAGCACAATCATTGACGAGGATGGTTTGTACGATGTGGTTCTGGAGAGTAGAAAACCGGAAGCGAAAGTGTTCCGAAAGTGGATTACAAATGACGTAATTCCATCCATTAGGGCGCACGGTGCTTACATGACACCTGAAACCATTGCAAAGACGCTAGCTGATCCCGATTTTATCATCAACTTAGCCACAAGGCTGAAAGAAGAAACGGCCGAGAAGCTGCGGCTCAAGGAAAAGATTGACGCTGACCGCCATTTAGTCTTGTATGCAGAATCCATGCAGGTATCGAAGGATTCCATATTGGTTGCGGATTTGTCCAAACTTCTGAAACAGAATGGTGTCGACATAGGTGAACGTAGATTGTTCCGATATTTGCGAGAAGAAGGTTACCTAATCAAGTCCGGATCCGAATACAACATGCCAACACAACGCTCAATGAACCTTGAAATCATGGAAATCAAAATGGGGCAAAGAGCCAGCGCCAGTGAAGGCGTGAAAATGACCAAGACGACAAAGATCACAGGCAAAGGACAGGTTTACTTCATTAACAAGTTTTTGAAGAAGCAATCTGCATAAGGAGGCCAACCATGACAAAGGATCAATTACCCGCCCGATTGCGTGACATTCCCGGCATTGTCCCATTCGACGCCAGCCAGCAGCAAACACCGATCGTGGTCATGCTGAGCGAGGAAGCGGTACGCACGTTTGCCGCCATCCTACCTAAGAAAGAGGAAAAAGGAGCATAACATTGGACATACAGAGGATATGCACACAGCTAGGCATCTCACCTGATGCCGCAATTCAAGCAATCGGAGGCTTACCCATGAAATTAGCGATATACAAGGCAGAGGAACACCTTAAGAAGCGCATGACAATGCAAACTGGCAACCGGATGTTCGAGGATCACAAATTCGTCGAAGAAAACCTGCACGTGCTGGCTGAGGAAATGAAAGTCAACCTGCAAGCTATGTCGCGATTACAAGCCAAGATTAGCGAATTGAACGCACGAATCAAACAATTGGAGGCTGAACAGAATGCTTGAACACCCAGCAATCACCAGAGTTAACCGCACCGGCTACCCATCACCACCTATCCGCAACCCACGTCCGATCAGCGTCACAGCGTGTGAATGCGGCGAGTTTGAAGCACTGGCTATCTACGGCAAGCAACGTCTCTGCCATAGCTGCTTAGAGGCCATTGCAGGCGTCACATTACTTTAAGGGAGTGAACTACCATGGACACAGCTAAATCCGTATTAGAACGCCTCTACGACATCATGTACAAGCCACAGAGTGGCATCAACGTACTGTCTGAGCTGCAAGAGTTGGGCGACCAAGCGCAAGCGGCGCTGAATGAAGTGTATGACGCGGAACAGACGATTGAACAGCAGAATAGCCTGCTGAACACTTATGAACGGGGGAATGTGGCATGAAAGCAATCGGAAGGCACACAACAGGCAAGGTAGTTGACCAGGACGAGCAAGGAGTCGCGATTCTCTGGCCCCTGCAGTTGAGACTCACCAATCGCGTCACGCACCACACCGATTGGTACACATGGGACGAGTTGGAGCGCTACAGCATCAGGTTGGAGGGTGACCCGACATGACGAACGCTGCAGCGATTGGCTACATGATCATGGCGCTGGAGCGGTTGAAGCGCAACGGATGCCCAATTGACCAAAGTGACATTAATGACGCTGAACACCTCATGAAGCACTACATGGATGTGTATACAGAAGAGGAAGCGGAGGATAAATACCATGCCCACAATTGAGCTACCCTGGGTCAACCTTGTCAGCGCCTGCTGCCACAGGGAGATCGTAAGCACCACCAAACTGGAATATCCGCTGGGCGGTAGTCGCTGGTCACAAGCGTACAAAGTCGATGTATGCGAATGCTGCGGCAAGGAAGTGGATGACAGCGTAGAAGCTTGCGGTTACTGCGGATTAACGGAGTGTGATTGCAAATGAAGAACCTGAGCAAGGTAGCGACTACTATCTGCTTCGATAACTACACCAACAATTGCGGCGGTTGTCCGTTGCGTCCTGAGTGTGTTGATAGCACCAGAGGGAAGTACAACTGGGAACTCGATGCATGGGTAACGCGCGTCAATGATCTGGCCGAGGCGGTGAGCAAATGAACGACCGTGCCGTATACCTGGAGCTTGCCAAGCATGCTACGCTGCCGCGATCACGCCGCATCTATCTGGCTAATTACAACCGCGTGCTGCAGCAACAATGGAAAAAGGCTGCCGTGAGGACAGCAGCCCAGTAGCACCTTGGGAAAGGTTTTACCATCCAATTATAGCTGAAAAGGAGCGATACCGCAATGAAACTATACGAATTATCCGAATCAATGAACCAAGTTGCCGCCATGATCGAGGACGGCGTAGAAGGGCTGGAAGAGGCGCTAGAGTCCATCGAATGGACGTTTGCGCAGAAGGCTGAGGGGTGCATGAAGCTGCGCCAGAGCAAGCTTGGAGAGGCTGACGTGATTGCTGCTGAGATCGCACGTCTCCAGGCACGGGAAGCCAAGCTGCGGAAGGATGCGGAGTGGCTGCGGACGTACGTGGAAGGCCAGATGCTGGCGGCGAACATGACAGAAGTCAAGTCGGCGCTGTTCAAGATCAAGCTGGCCGTGAACCCTCCTAAAGTCGAGGTGCTGAATGCCTCGCTGTTGCCGGAACGGTATGTGCGCCGGACGCTGACCACGGCCCCGGACAAGACGGCGATTAAGGAAGCGTTGAAGGCTGGCGAGAACGTGCCGGGGGCCAAGCTGGTGCAGGATATGAAACTGAGAGTGGGGTGAGGACATGGAAGTCGGATTGTACAAGAAAATGCAAGCCGTGATGAAGGATGTAGCTTACTTGTCCAAGGATGACAGTGTAGAGTTCAAGTCCACCAAGTACAAGGCCATATCTGAGGAAAAAGTCACGTCTGCGGTGCGTACAGCAATGGTCGAACATGGTCTGGTCATCTTCCCGATTGAACAGCATATCGGAAAGGACGGTAACCTCAGCTCAGTGAACACAAAGTACAAAATCGTGGACGTGGACACAGGGCAGTTCGAGATCATCGCATCCAGCGGTGAAGGTGCGGATACGCAGGACAAGGGCGTGGGTAAAGCCATGACCTATGCCTATAAATACTTACTGCTGCGGACGTTTGCGATTCCTACCGGCGAGGATCCGGACAAGATCAGCAGCGCGGAATTGGATGCCAAGCAAGAGGAAGCTAGTCGCAAGGAAGTAGAGGAAGACGCCAAGCTTAAGAAGCAACTTGAAGCCAAGTGGCAGACGCTGGCCGGGAACATGGACGGCTTCGAGAAGTGGCATGGAGATATGTTGGCAAAGGGCGGCAACAATCGCCAATTGAATGAACTGTTAGCTAAAAAACTGCTGGACAAGCAGAAGGAGAGTGCATAGATGAACGTTGCGGCATTGGTAGGAAGACTGACGAAGGAGCCTGAGCTGAGGTACACCCCTTCGGGGGTGGCCTGCTGCACCTTCACGCTGGCGGTAGACAATCCCTTCTCCAAGGACGGCGACAAGAAAGCAGACTTCTTGCCTATCGTCGTATGGCGGCAGGCTGCGGAGGCATCGGCTAACTATCTTAGGAAGGGCCGGCTGTGCGCGGTAGAGGGTAGGATTGCTACCCGAAACTACGAAAACAACGAAGGCCGGCGCGTATACGTGACTGAAATAATTGCTAGCAACGTGCGGTTCCTGGAGTCGGCCAAAAATGATCAGCAGGGAAATAACGAACCACCAGCAGGAAATAAAAGCAATGATCCATTTAATGACGATGGCAAGCCAATTGATATCAGTATGGATGATCTTCCTTTCTAGAAATATTTCCATATGGGGTGAGGAGTGGTTCAGATGAACCTAGATCAGCACATATTCGAGATTAGCCGCCTCAGACGTGAAGCCGACAAGCTCCCGGACGACAATCCGGGGGCGCTCATGTCCAAGATTGAGCTGCTGGCTCGGTGCCTTGTTTATATCGGTCGCGTTTCTAGCCACCTGGACGGGGCATATAAGAGAGTCTATGCCCAGCGGAAGTATGAACAGGCGGTAGCGCATAAAAACGCCGCTAAGGACAAGGCAGCCACCGCAGAAATCGCGGTACGGGAACTGAGAGAACAAGAGGCCGAATCCTATGAGCAAATGAGCCGGTGGCGCAACGCCTTCCAGAGCACCACGGAGGAAATTCACAGCTTGAAGATGCGGATGCGGCAGGATCACCACGTTGAAAGCAGCAGGACAACAGCATGAATCTAGCTAACCAACCGGTTCGTGCCGTCCCTAAACCCGATCACAATCGCTCAGCGCCCCGTAGAGGCGTAGCAAGCAAGTTCAGCAGTAAAACTATTCGGGCGATCTGCGAACGCGATAACTACCGCTGTGTGCGCTGTGGGAGCCACTACATTGAGTCAGTACCCCATCATGTTATCTATCGTTCTGCAGGCGGTAAGGGGACGGTCGATAATGGCGTAACGATTTGCCGCCCCTGCCATGATCTGGCCCATAGCAGTCGAGAGGTGCGCAAGTGGTTTGAGGCGTACCGCATAAAACATTTACTGGAGGCATCCTCATGAAAAGACACCTACGTAGAAGCCGTAGACGATGGCTTATGGATCAATTGTGGGCGCTGAATTGGTACATCCGACACGGCCGCCGCAAGGGCTGAGCGGATTCGGTCGACTCGAAGCAAGGTCAAAACCAATACGAAGGAGCTAATACGATGAAAGAAATTACGGTAGTCATCAATGAAAATGGATGGACAGAAACGCTCAAGTTCGGAGACAAGGTCATCACAAAGAGAAACAGGCGTATTGCCCACGGATCGGAAGGTTTGGACGTGAGTTGGGAGTACGACGAAGAGGCGCCGGAATGGGCAAATGAAGCGTTTTGGGAACTTTCGTCTGGGTGCCATGACGCGATGTTCTCACTGCATGGGGCAGATCACCACGACGATGCGCATGATGAAGATTAGGAGCCAACACATGAACAAAGTAGCTAAAACCCACTGGGTATGGACGGAGCTTACCGAGTCCCTCCACCCTGACCGCAAAGCCGGAACACCCGTGTATGAGCATTACCGGCAGTACGTGCCGCGATTGTGGTACGAGAAAGGCTATGTGGTCGATGCAGAGGATTGTGAGGGACAGGTAGAGTTAGCGATCTGATTCATCTGGCACATACTCCAGCAGGTCGCCAACGCCGCAGTTGAAGAAGGCGCAGAGGGCATTGAGCGTAACATAGTCGATGCCCTTCCCTTCACCGTCAAAGAGCTTGGTCAGCGTCTTACGGGTGATCCCGGTCATGCGCTCCAGCTCGGAGAAGTTTTTCACTTTATGCTTTCCCATCATGTCGGACAATTTAACTCGTATCATAGGAACCTCTCATTTCGATTAATTAATTCTATCATAACCAAAACTACGCAAAAATATAGTGATAGGAAACATAATGCGTACTACTGTACACAAAGTGAGTAATATGTTACTATCTAAATATCAACAAGAAGAGGTGGTAGAGATGGTGAAAATCAAAACTTTCCCTCTGAGAATGGACGAGCACTTCCATGAACGGATCGGGGATTCACTGGCAAAGTCGGTACTCAAAAGTAAGCACGCTTATATCATGAAGGCGATTGAAGAGAAGTTAGAACGCGATAATCGGGCGGTGTAGTTATGGCCAGAAAAGTGTTCATATCAAGCGCCATGTCGTATGACGAGACGCTAAGCGAGATAGCGGAGGTTGAACCGCTAGCAGCGTTGATATGGCCGTGGTTCCTAACTTACTTCGATGACTGGGGCAGAGCAAAAGCTTCGCCAAGAGAGATCAAGAACAGCGTGTTCCAGGCTAATGACCTTGTAACGATGGAGGTCATATCCAATGCGATCTCCCAATACGAAGGTCAGTTAGTACGAGTGTACACGGTCGACGGTAAGCAGTATATGCAGATTGATCCAGACAAATGGTTCAAACACCAAACGCACATCCGCAAGGAAAAACGGGAGAATGACGGTAGCAAGCATCCTGCACCACCTGCTGAAGATAACGCGCAAGTGCGCGCAGGTGCGCGAGAGTTCGCGGAGTCACGCGCAAATCTCACAGATTGCATACCTTCACCTTCACCTTCTCTTTCTTTTACTACTACTACGGCGGACGATCCTGAACAAACGGTAGCCGATGTTCACACCAAGGTTTTCGGATCACTGCAAATGAATGGGCTCATGAGCGACTTTGTTATGAAGCTCAAGCGAAAGGGATATCAGGACGCATTCATCCGCGAGCTGATGCTAGAAACGGGAGAGTCAGGAAATAAGCCAAGCCTACGCCTGATGGAGACCATTGCAGATCGCTGGATGAAAGAGGGCATCTATACCCGAGTGGAATCCAAGAAACGCAAGCAAGGCGGACGAGCATTGAAATCAGTGCCGGACAAAGTAGATCGAGACCTTGAAGCAAGACGCGTTGAGATCGCTCGTAACAAGTGGATCAACGAGGGGGGAGAACCAAGTGAGTTTGTCTATCGACCTACAGCAAGCGATTGATGCGGAGTATGCAGTCATTGGGTCGGTGCTGATCGACAACAAGACGATGGACGACCTATCCACCATGCTTGAAGCTAGAGACTTTTCGTTAGCATCCAATCAGCTCATATGGGAAGGGATGATGTACCAGTACCGCAAGAGCGCCCCAATCGATCTTGTAACGATGGTTGAAGCCTTACAGAAGTACGGACGGCTGGAGGAAATAGGCGGCGTGTCGCGGATGGCCGAGATCATGAGCAGCGTGCCGTCAACAGACAACTGTCGCCACTATGCCCAAATCGTTCAAAGCCAATCCTATCGACGCCGGGGCCGCGAAGCAGCAGCCAAGATTGCAGAATATTCGCAAGATTCCGAGCTGGACGACGAGAGTTATTTTCACCAAGTCGAGCAGGCGGCACTATCCGTAAGGCCGGCTACATCAGGCGAAATGAAGAAGTTGAGCGAAACACGCAATGAATACTTCGAATACTTGGAGCAGAAGGATGACTTCATACACACCGGATTCGCAGCGTTTGACGAGTGGATGGGCGGCATTGGTCGGGGCTGGCTGTACATATTGGCCGGGCGCCCCAGCGTAGGTAAGACGGCTAAGGCGTTGCAGATGGGGAAGGGCATTGCTCAGCAAAATAAAGGCGAGGTTCTGGTGTACTCGCAGGAAATGAAGCGTAACCAGCTTTTTAACCGGATGCTATCACCCATGACGATGGTTCATTCTAACCGTATCCGGCGCAAGGAACTGAGCGAGTTCGAGAAACAGAAACTCAGCAAGGCATACGCTGAACTGGAGAACCTGCCACTACACATTGAGGATGCTGGAAACGTCACGATTGAGGAAGTCCGGGCGACCGGGCGCCAGATCAAACGGAAGTACGGAAAGATCGCTGCAATCATCATCGACTATCTCACCATCATGAAGATTCCGCAGGCTAAAGGGGAGACGCGCTCACAGGCCGTAGGACGCGTTACACGGACTGCTAAGCAAGTGGCGCTGGAATTAGACTGCCCCATCATTATGCTGGCTCAGCTAAGCCGTGACGGCGCGGGAGAACCAAAGCTAGAGCATCTAAGGGATTCAGGAGAGATCGAGCAAGACGCAGACGTTGTTGAGTTCCTATGGCACGACCCTGAGGATAACCACCGGGACGGAAAAGTGATCCAGTCCACGATTGCGAAAGGCCGGGACGTAGGCGTGAATCAATTCCGCTATCTCTTTGAAGGATGGATTCAGAGGTACAAGGAGCTGAGCTAAATGGTGTCGATACCGACGAACGAAGCCGAGGCCGAAGCGCTGCACAAGCGCATATTGGCCGGGGCCGAATACCTGGAACACCCATTTATCAAGCCGGAGAAGTACAACGAACTGATCAAGATATACGACGAATTGCAGGCCGCATATATGGCTTACCGACAGCAAAAGGAGGGCGCCGCATGAAATCACTAGATCGCATCGTACGCATGGTAGAAGACGAGAGTTGCCCGATGAAACGGCTACGGATGCTGAGGGAAATCAAGGAACTGGACGATCGGTTACGCCAGATAAGGGGATAGGGGGAAGGGACAATGGGATACGGCCCCCGCTGGCGCTAGGCTGATTCGGTCGAGACGACGGCAGCTTCGCTGCAAAACCAACGCAAAGGAGCAAATACGATGGAAAATTTTGAAAAAGACCTAATGCAAAGTATCCAAACAACAATCTTAAACCAAATTCGCAAAGCAGAGTTCGTTCAAACTGGGTATAGCGCACCTAAAGTCCAAATACCTCAATCGGTTTTGATGGATTGCTACAACGCGATTGACATTGCCAAAGTAAAGAGAATCGTTACAGAACGGATCGAGGAAGAAGTCGCTGGTAAGATTGTCAACAGCTTGCTGACAGAATGCGCGAATGACGTTAAGCAAATTATGAGCAACAGAGAACTTCGTGAGGACTTGCGCGGGATACTTCGCTCCAAGATCAAAGAAGCTAAGGACGCGTTACAGTAAATAATTGGCCGAAGGGCTCCGGCTCGACCGAATCCGCTTAACGAAGTGGAGGCCGTAAAAGACTTAAATCAGGAGGAATCAAGTATGGATAAGCTACAGGAGATCCAAGAGACATATTTCCTATCCACCATAGAGGGAGGGAAAGCCACCCTAGACCCCCGGGGAGGGGATGCGGAGTGACAAGAACGCTCTGCACTAACTGTCAGCGGATATACACGAACAACAATCTGTGCCTGCATTGCAGATACGTCGATCACGCGGAGGTGAGTCATGCGGCGCTTAATCTATGTGGCCGGTGTGAATCGCAAGCATCTAGCGGCAGCAGCTCAAGAGTCGCCAGCGTGGCTCCTGTCAGCGACACTGTTGCGCAAGTACCCGAATTGGCTGGCGGCACACCTCCAGAATCGCGCGGTGATGTGGGACCCCGGAACATTTACTGAGGATTGCATCAGCTACTCTTACTACCGGACATACCTTGATCGCTATGCAAAGTCACAAGACCAGTACCTGCAATACGACGAGATAGGCGACGCAGAGGCGACGGCCTGGTACCTGCAGGACATGCGCAAGCGCGGATACCGGCCAATCCCCATCATGCAGGCCAATGCTTATCATCTGCTACAGCAAGAGCCGTTGCTTGCCATCGGCGGTCTTGTGAGGATGGACGAACGACGTCGCCGGGCTTACCTGGACGAAGTGTTTTATGACCACCAGCCCACGGCCCGTATCCATCTGCTCGGCATGATCAAGCACGAATGGTTTGCGCCATACCAACAAGCTGTGCAAGGTGACAACACAAGTTGGATACCACGCAGCGAGTGGAATCGCAAGAAGACCATTGAAGAATGGATGAAAGAGTACGGCGAGCAGTGGGTGCCCTACAAGCCGCGAACGACGGTGCAGATGGCGATGGGGTTTTGATCTTGCGCGCAGCGCCATCAATCGACTGAATAATCCCAGCAAGGCGGGGGCCGAACCCCTGACCCTAAGGAGGTATAACCATATGTACGTAGACAAGCAAGCGGGCAAGAGTTCACTGCTTGAGAAGCTGATTAAAGCGATATTAGCCAACAAGGCGTTGACCCTCCAGTTGGCAGAGAGGGATACAGAGATCCAGCGGCTGCAGAGTCTCCATGATGATGATAAGAGCTATGGCACGAAGTGGAAAGAAAAATATATTGATGCCCGCAATCTAAGGGACAATGCTGAGAATAATCTGCGGAAAGCCTCGGAACAGCGGAATCATTTTTACCAACTCCTGGAGCATAGCAGGCTAGAGAATGAGAGGCTGTGGGCAGCACTGACACAGATCGAGGACGAGTCCAGCCGAGAGGACGGATGCCTGACGCAGATCAACGGCATGGCGCAGGACGCCCTATCCCATCAGACAGAGCAGCCAGACACTCAACACGTCGAGCTGCGGCCGGCGCTACGGTGGTTCGCGGAGCAGATGGAGCTGAAACTGCGGGCCAACGACCACAAGGGTGGCTGGAACCAGTGCAGCCTGCAGTATCTCTTTGAGAAGCTTGATGAAGAAGTAGGCGAATTGTCCGCGACGCTGACCAACGAGGAAACGATCAGAGAGGCCGCAGATGTCGCCAACATCGCCATGATGATTGCCGATAATGCACGCCAGCCAGCACCGAAGGGAGAGGATAGCAATGAAAAAGCCAATACCATTCGATAAAAGACCGATATGCTCATGCGGCGTGAAAATGAAATTAGTTGAGTATGCCGGATATTATGACGGATTCAAGTACTGGTGCTGTGAGAATTGCACCCTTGAAGACGAAATGGAAAAGTACAAACCCGATAGCGATTGGCGCGGGGGATATGCTT